TTTCACCATCCTTAATTATTTAATAATATTAATTATCTCCAAAGTAATGACTTTGGGCTTTTTCAGCTTCAGCGTCAGTTTCAGTCCCGCTTTGAGCTAACTTCTTACCAAAGCCACCTTTGCCTTTATTCTTGTTGCCACCATTAATTCCATCAAGAACAGAGCCACCGTTCTGCAGCTCTTTAATAACAGCATCTTTAATGGCATCCTGAGCAGCCTTCATGCTTTCTATTCTTTCTTCAACATCAGCTTCAGCAAGTTCTGGGTTTACCTGGTGCATCTGATCAACATCAATAAACTCAGCAAGCTCTTTGTTAAGTTCTGACTCAGCAACTTTCTCTGCCTTATGAGCTCTAAGCTCTTTTTTTCTAAGTTCATTTTCTTTATCCTGGAGCTCCTGCTGCTTTGCTTCAAGCTTTTCTTCTTCTGACATTGTTTCCTGCTCCATCTCTTTCATTTTCTTTTTTAGCTTACCAATATCATTACGATAGCGGTCAAGCTCTTTTTTGTTTTCCTCTTTTATCTTATCCAGCTTTGCCTGCAACTTTTCAGCTTCAGTTAAATTCTCATCATCACCGGTTGAGCCTTCATCTCCGCCTTCGTCGCCTTCGGGGTTTGAATCGTCTCCACCTTCATCTCCTCCAGCAGAACCACCCTGAGGATTGGCTCCACCATCAGCATCCAGCATAAACATAGGTACAAATCTTCCGTTAATCCACATAGTTAATATTCACTCCTCTACCGTCTTCTACATTTTCGAGACCACTTAATGATTAAGAGTTCTCTCAGTATCGCCGGTTAATTTTAGTATTTTATATTCATTATCCCGTCTTCATTAGTCAGCCCGTCTAAAATAGCCCGTTCCTTCTAAATCGCCGGAATTAAAAAACACCCTCTCAGGTGTTAATTTTCAGTCCATGTTTTAAAGTTTTTAATTTCATTTACTACTTTCTCATTCCATTTGCCACCGAAGTTAATCCCTCTGTCATCCACTATTGCTACAGCAGGAACTTTTTCTTTTACTACATCATCAACTTCTATTTCATTCTCAATTAACCAATCTTCAATTGCTTCTAGTCCACCCTCCTGGTGACAGCGAGAAGAATGAACAACAACTTTAAAATCTTTTCTGAGCAGCTGTATTGCATTATCTACATTGTCAACTGGTGGGTCCGGGATAACATCAGCACCCTGCCAGCCTGATTTATAACTGTGAATAACACCGTCAAAATCTAATATAATTGTTTTCTTTTCCTTTGGCATCTAATCCCTCCTCAACTTTGATAATTATTTTGCCTCCACAATTAGGGCATCTTTCAATATCCTTTTTATCTGGCCTATAATTACAAATTTCGCATTCTTCTATAATTTTAGTCATATTTTAACCTGCATTCTTCATAGCAGCACCAATAATACCCAACAACCTTTGCCCTTCCTTCTTCTTAATCCTTCCAGCTCTCATAAACCTCTTAGTTCTATTCAAAACTGCCTGCAGCTGTTCTGGACTTCTTCGGCCATCTAATAACCATTCATCATAGCCAGTGGCCGGGCCAGTAAGCTCAGCATTGATATACGGACTATAAGCACATCTGCAAAAAGGATGCCTGGGCAACAATATAACTTCATCAATTGTCATTACTTTATTATGATCAGCTGAGCAAACCGGGCAAGTAACTGAATCTAATGTTGCCAGGTACCTTACTTTCTGCAACCCACCCTGCTGATAGACATCAAGATTAGCCTGGTTGAAAATAGCATTCATCCAACTCCGTGTTGTGGCATCAACTCTATTTTTACCCATCTGGTCGCTTATCCCATATAATCTGCGACTGGTTTTATTAGGGTTTTCACCGAATGCTATCGACTCAAAAGCTTCCTGCTCTATTCTAAAGGCCAGATCAGCGCTGTACTTGCTAATGTATTCAGTCATTGTCTTACCTTTGATTTGAACATTATCGACAACTTCTGACTTAATAGCCTGAGTTGGAAGTGTATCAAACTGATCGCTTATCTCTAATGTCGGTACATCTTTAAGCAGGTCCTGGGTAAAGAGAGCTTCTTTTTTGTACATAGCAGCAAGATCATCTCTATAATCACCAATAAAACTTTTTTTATACTGTTTAACCTGATTTCTGATCTGTTTTCTTAACTTTTCTTTCCGGTTATACTTAGCCATCTCAGCATTGGACCACTGGCCTTTTTCATTAGCTTTCTTAAAGATTTTCATTATATCATTATCAATGCTCTCGATTGTTTGCTCTAACTGCCTGATATACTTATCTGCATATTCTTCCTCGTCGAGCCTATTTTCTATTTTATGAATCAGCATGAGTATTCAACTCACGATCTATTTCTTCTCTGATTTCATTTCTTTCTGCTTTAATCCTTTTATTCTCTTTTTCGGGATCAGGTATTAAATCAGGGAATTTCTCCATTCCTGTTTCTCTGGAAATGAAATTAATCTCTCTTAACCCTTTCACTAAATCTAATAGTTGTTTAACTGAGTCTGGGAGTATTCCTCCAAAACCAATACCATGCTGCACTGTTGATTTACCCAGCATCTGAAGGGCCATATTATCAATCGTAACGATACCTGTCTCCAAATCACCTCTTAAGCTGCCAACCTTAGCTTCTATCTCTATTGATTTAATCTTTAATGCATCACCTGAAGGATCTCCATTACTTAATAGAGTAGAAAGCACATATTCTGGATAATCATTTGATATGTTCTTTTTAATATCTTCCTGCTTCTTTAACATCAACTGTGCTACATTACCCTGCATTTCAAGGTACTGCATTTTAGCATTTGGATTATTAAGATGCCATACGCTCTGTTCTTTAAAGCGACCTTCTTTATGATTTTCTTTCGATTCTTTTGACATTTCACCCTGCAGATTATCCCAGATTAATGGGTCGCCATGAAGATAGAATACATTTTCAAGGTAAGCTTCAAGTAAATTATAATAATCGGTCTTATTAAAAAGAGGTCCCATGTCATAGTCAGTTGAAAACTCTACAACTGGTATAAAGTCAAATGCTAGAGGTGTTTCGGACTCTTCACCATCTACAGTTTCAACAATAGCTTTATAGCCACCAGTTTCATTTCTGACATTGTAATACTCTTTTGTGACATCAACAGTATTAAATGACTTCTCTTCCATATCAAACTGCTTTGTAGTACCTTCAATCTTACAATAAACCATTTCTCCGCCCATATACTCAGTTTCAACTAAGTCTGGATCATGAATAACAAAAATAATTTCATCATCTCTTTTATTGAGTTCAACAACAGCTTCTTTTGAAAGTATCAACCAAAGGGCCAGCATATATTTTTGATTCTGGAAGTTATTATAATCCCAGATGTCATTAATCTTAGCTAATTTATTATCAGTTGCATTATCACTTGCATTATCTTCATTTCCTGATTCTGATTCACTCTCTGTCTTTTTCTCATTAAGCTCAGGGTTAATCTCCCGCTGCATAGTAAGAGCATTCATAATAAAAGCTGTCTTTGGTACTGGGTTAAATATTTCCCTGGTATCATCAAATAGATCATATTCTTTTAAGTAATCAGTATCATATACCTCGTTTTCATAAAAAGCCCAGGCTCTCTGAGCTTTAGTAAGTTTAGCCACGAACTCACCTCCTTAGCGTCTCCAGTCTGCTTTTTCTTTGGTAACTATGTTCCTGGTGATGTATTTCCGGCCCTGCCAGGCTATTGCATTGGCAACAACCATGTCTTTACCGTTAACATCAACTTTGCCTTTCTCATCATAAATAACCTCTCTGCATTGCTCTATAAGTTCTTTATCATGAATAATTAATTCATCTTTCCTTAAGGCTGTATCCAGTTCATCAAGCATTAAATACTTGCTGCTTTCAGTAGTGGTCCAGCCCATTTTCTTGCTCTCATCATCATTTCTGTTTTCTATTCTGGTAGTAAAATGTATATTACTGTAATGCCTCTGATTAAATACTGTATTAAGCACTGACCAGCCGTGATTATTGTTCTCTATCATCAAATAAGCATTATTAAATCTTAAAGCTAGATCAGTCAGTATGTTGCCGTATACATCCGGAGCGAAGTGACCATGGACCTTTGCTATCTGCTCCCAGTTTTTAGCATCATACATAATAGCTGAGGAAGCGTCTCCACCCTCAACACCTTCAGCAACATCAGCACCAATACAATACATTCTTTTAGGCTGTGGGTCATTCCAATATAAAATGGCCCCACCTTTTTCAGTTCTGATAGGTTTGTGCTTATCTCTATCTAATAGAACTACTAAATTATCAAGTTTATTTATATCAAAATAAGGCCTTCCAGTATGTAGGAACGCCTCTTTAGGATTGCAGGGATATTCCTGCTCTAATTTATCTTTCAGTTCTAATTTCTTATTAAAATAAAAGTACAGCTGCTGCCAGTCTAAATGCTTTGCTATCCTCAAATGATTTAACTTTGAGAAGAAGTCAGCATCAACACCCCTATATCCGTGTTGATTATCGACAGCATCTTTAAATTCTTTCTCTATTTTTTCATTTTCAAACTTAATCCTATATTCAGGTGTTTCCCACCACTCAAAAAATAGTGGAATAAAGTTATTATTACCCTTTACCGCATCATCCCAGTATTCTTTAAACTCATTGTAACCATTGGCAGTAGTTTCTAGGATAATAATGCTGTCTCTTGTAATAGCCTGCCCTAGACCAGAAAGAATGTCCTGAATGCTCTTCCAGAAGGCCGCCTCTGAACCGTGAAAGAAGTTTAAAGTCTTAGAACGGCCAATATCTTTATTACCGGCTGTTGCAACTCTCCACTTAGAATTAAGATGATCAAAGAGAAATTCTTTTCTGTTGTTATATTTTTCTCTGGGTTTTACTATCTCTGGCAGCTGATCATAAGGGAAACGTGCTTTATCCTGGAATATAGTATCTGTTGAATCATCTTCATGAGAAACTGTCATGCCTACAAAGTTATGTTTAGTTATTGTAGATGCCAGCTGATAGGCTGTTATTACAGAAGTAAATCCCTGCTGCCTGCCTTTGAGCACTAAAAATTTAATAAAATTTATTTTACCTGCTTTATAATCTGATATTGCTTTTTTGAGTTTCTTTAAAAACTTCTGCTGCACTTTATTTAAGAAGAAAGGCACTGTTTTCTGCTCTTTATTTACAATAACAAAAAACATCTCAATCAAAAGAGATGGGTCAGTTTGTATTTCCTCATGCAGTTTTTTAGCCTGAGGGCTAGGAATATCCTTATCTTTTTCCTCATCATGAGTTGATTCAATCAGTTTGCTTGCTACTGCTAATCTATATTCTCTGTCTTTCTCAATACTTTTATTTTCTAACCAGAGATCATATCTTTTATCAATAATCTGCTGACAATTTAACATATCACCACCCACTAACTAATCTTTAAAAAAGTCTTCAAGTTTTTTGCTTGTTTCAAGCTCCAATTTATCATTCCACATACCCAGATGCCGGCCAATATTATCAAGAGCTTTTAACTTATCATAAAGTTTAAGGCTTATACCATGCTTCCCGTGTTTAATCTCTGAAATAGCTTTAATAGCATCCGGGTCCATTTCCTTAGTCTCTTTTATCTCAACAACTTTTTGAGTTCTAACAATTGGCTGCTCATAATCATACTGGCCGCTAGCGTCTTTCTTGTAGCCGACAACTACATCTTTTTCAACTACATCAAGATAATCAGTTATTTTACTATAACCAACTGAAGCAAGTTCTTCTAAAACTCTATCAGCTGTTATTTGAGTTCTTTTTGACCTGGCTTTTTTTAGCCTTTCAATTTCAAACTGAATGTCAGTATTTGTCAGTAAGTTATAACCAGTTTGTCTGGCCCCTTCTTCACTGTACCCAGCTCTAATAGCTGCTTGTGCTGCATTAAGGTCAACAATGTATTCTTCACAAAAAGCTTTCTGTTTATCAGTAAGTGATTCATTTTGAATAACCTTGTCTTTTGGATGCTGCCAACAATACCAGTTACCTTCATAATCAGAAGCAACTTCTTTTTCTCTTGAACACATGCTACCATCTTTATTTATACCGCCACACTTGACAATCTTGGTATCTCCCATTGCTGACAACACCTCCTTTTCTAAATCTTATAATGACTGCATTCTCTTTTAGTCTCGGAAAACTCTTTCAAACTCAAATGATTAAACCTTCTCTTGTGCTCAGTTATGCAATTAAAGCACAGATTATGTTCTTCCATTTCTTCAGTAGCTATATCACTAAAATATTCATCACCACATCTTTTGCATTCAACATCACCAAAATTAACTTTCAGCATACTTTGCATCTCCTATATTACTCTTAAGTTAAATACTAACTATCCTGCCCCCCCTCTATAATCT